GGCTTTTATTCGTCGTGCATGAAGCAATAATGCAAGAGCGCACCGTAAAACGTCACAGACACGCATGCGCCGTATGCGGCCCAAGGCGCGCTCCCGTCTATGATTATGGCGACCACGATTGCAGCCCACAGCGCCCATGCGACGCGGACGATTAGGCGGCGCTTTTGTTGGAACGTCATGGCGTCTCGGTTATCGGAAAGAACGTCATCACTGCTCGCCCTTCGCCAGCGCATCCCGCAGCCGCGCAATCTCTGCGGCCTGCTCGGTTGCGATCCGATGGAGGTCGGGAGCGGCGGCGATGAGGGCGGCGTTGGCCGTTATCTGCGCGTCGACTTCATCGTCAAACCCCAGCGTGTGGCTGTGCACGCAAAATCCAAAAGCGCAAAAAACCTCGACTTCCGATTCATCATCCTCGTAGTCTAGGTCTGATCCCGTCAAAGGCCCACGAACCCACGGCCCCGGAGTAAAGCCCTTCAGGCTGGCGATCATTTCGTTGTCGTTATCGGTCACGTTGATTTCCTTGTGTGGGTGCAGGTTGGGGGGCGGGGACCGGCCCGAGCATGGGTGGCGTCTGCGTTGCCTCCCGCTTTTCGCTCGCATAGGCGTCCGCTATCCGAACAGGTCCTTCACCAAGGGCCTCGCGGACGGCGGCGATAAACTCTGCGGCGAGGGGGAGGCAGATCGCGTTACCCGAGAGGCGGAGGGCTTCCGCGCGCGACTTGCCTTCGAAGGCATGGCCTGAACCAGCCACGAAGGCAGACCCATCAACCAGAGGGAATGTGCCGGGTTCAACTGGCCGCCACTTGCCGTCTCGGCAGAAGAGCCAGTCAGCATCTCGCCAGAAGCCGTTAGTCGGGCCGGGCTGGGCGCGATCTCGGGCAGGGCTAAGCCGTGGCCCGCCACCGTCTTGCCGCACAACGCCTCCGTCTGCCTGCTCGCGTCGTTGTTCCCCGCCATCGAGCGACCACCCTTGCTCGGCGTCCCAGCCATGGGCGTAGGCCAGCCTGTCAACGCCTGCTGCGTGAACCCCGGCAGCGCCACGGTGGCCTTCGTCCCGTCTTCGCGCCGCCCCGTCAGCGAAAGGCCCTGCATCCCCTGCCCGCCCGTTCCGTTGGATGCCGTCGGCGAGGGCCAATGCGCGCAGAACGCTGCGGTGCAAAGGTCGTTCATCCAAGATTTCCGCACGGCCTCTTGCTCGGCCCCCGCTGCCGTCCGTACGCTCTTGTCTCCGTCCTTCGCTCCGGTCGTAGGCCAGTGCGCCAAATTCGCTTGCAGCCCGATCCGGTCCAGCCGCGAGCGGATCGACCCGTCCGGGTTCACGCCCGTCTCGGCCATCCCAGGGCTGTCCTTGTGGTCGCGCGTCGTGGGTGTCGCCCAAGACGCGCAAACCAGATCGGAGATCGTGGGCGAACCAGTAATTCCGCTGGCGGATTTGCGGTGCCCCAACGCTCGCCGCTGCAAGATCCGCCGCCCCGACGGCAAAGTCGTCTCGTTCCAGGTCATTGAGAACAAGGTTGATCCAAGCGTTGCCAGCCTTGCGCGCAACCTGCTCTCCAAAGACGCTTGCAGGGCGCCAGAAGCGGATGAGATGGTGAAAGGCAGGCCAGAGGTGTCGTTCGTCAGCGACCCCAAGGCCTTTGCCTGCCGCGCTGAAAGGCTGGCAAGGACATGATCCGGTCCAGACAGGTCGATCATCGGGCCAGCGACAGATCCGAAGTGCGATCGGCCATATCCCGGCGCCGGCGAAAAAGTGGCAGGCGGTGTAGCCCGAGAGGTCTTGCGGCTCGACATCTTCGATGCTCCTGCGGTCAACGTCGCCGGGCGGGATGCGCCCGTCTCGGATCAGCCCCTCAAGGGTGTCCGCGGCGTAGGGGTCAAATTCGTTGTAGTAGGCTCTCATGGTGGATTTCCATTCAGATCAAAGCGTCACCGCCTGCGGGCTTGTGTGACAATCCTCTCAGGGGGGTGTGACAGTTTCCACCTCGTGGAACGCAGACATATGAGGCGGTTTCCGCGTTCCACGAGGCGTGACAGTTTCCACAACCGCCTCATATGTCTGCGCGAAAATATCAGGGTCGCACGAGTAAAAATGGCCCGACAGTCCCTTGATGATCCATTCACCTTCGGTGGCGATGTGCTTGGCCTCGTCGGCGGGACCATCTTCGCGGTTCTTGATGACGGCGCATGCGATAGCCTCGGGGCGGCGGAGCTTCTCCACTGCCCCGAGGCTATCGCCCACAAAATCACGAAACTCTTGCGTGACCGGGTAGGTGAAGCGCATTGCCTCGATCACGACGGGCCGCTTGCGGAATTTGTTCATGTTGTCGCCTCGTTTTTCGTTGCGGGGGCGGTTGAGCGGATCGACTTGAAAGACTGGCCGAGCACATCTGCCCCGACCAAGGCATCCACACCATCCCATGCTAAGTGCGATCAAATTCCCGTTCGTCATAACGCAAGCGCTCATCGCGGCAGCGACAAGCCTTGCAGGACGAGTGCCGCACGCCGCGCGCTCGGTTGCGCCAGTGAAACGCCGTCACCGGCTTTGGCGTGTCGCAGCGCCAGCACGTTTTGTGGATCGGGGCTGGAACAGTGGGCGGCTCAACCAGCGGGCGCAAGTCAATGAATGTCCTGCGCGCTTTTATGGCCTCCTCCCGCTGCGATGCTACGTCGCCATAATCCGCGGTTGCGACACTGACCACGCCGCCCTGAATGTCGCGCACAGCAAAATCCCAGCCAAGCGCGGCAAGCTTCGCGTCGGTCATGCCAGTCATCCACCATGTCATGGCGTCACTCCCAAAATTAGAAACTTGACCCCAGCCACGAGGAGCGCCACAAGCGCGGCCTCGGCTGGGGTGGTCGCGGCGAGGCGCGCGTTGCGCTAGGTGAGGGCGCTCATGATGCGGCCTCCGCAGCTTCGGCGGCGGCGAGGAGCGCGGCGGCAACGCTGCGCGCCTCAGACGGCGACAGCCTGAAATCCTCAAGCACGACCCGATTGCCATCGGTGTTTTTTGCCACGCTGATGTCAAGGCCCGCAACTTGACCGCCGCAAAACCTGCGGACCTCAACGACTTCAAAAAGGTGGCTAGTGTCAAAAAACCATTTGATTCCTGAGGTTGTCATGCTGTGCACGCCTTCTTGCCTAAGATGTCTGCGAGGACTTGGATCACGTCAAAAATGTCGTGGTCCGCGATGGTGGTCACGCCAGGTGCGGGCGCTCATTTGACCCGCGCCCCGGCGGCTTCGGCGGCATCGGCGGCGGCGCTTGGGCGCAGCAGGCGCGGCAGCAGGACGGTGGGCGCGCGGCTCATGCTTCGTCCTCCGTGGGCTGCTCTGGGGGCGTGATCCCCAGCAGATAATTGGAGGTGATGCCCAACGCGCGCGCGATCAAAACGATGTGCGGGGCGCTGGGACGCGCGCGCCCGTGAACCCAGTTGTTCACGGAGACGCGGCTCACTCCAACCCGGCGGCCGACCTCGCCCTGGGAGATGCCCAGGGCGTTGGCGCGCGCAAGCAGTCGAGACCCGATGGTGGCAGGCTTGACGGTCATGGTTCAGGCTCCCATCGGGCGTTGAACGCAAAACGGCTCAAGCGTCACCGGCTGGCCTGCGCCCTCTTGGAACCCGCTGATAATGGGCTCGGCGATTTGCAGTAGCATCAAGCATTCCTCGATGCTCAGGATTTGCGTCAGCGCGATCGGCGCAATGACTTTGCACGCCGTCGGTTCCGCGATGAGGCACAAAAAGAACAGTGGGATGAAAGTCATGCGATCATCCCGTCCGAGGACCAATCGCTCAGTGCGACGTAGTTTCGGAAGGTCTTGGTCCCATCGGCCTCAACCCGCATCAGGATCAGCGATCCCCAAGCGCCCTCATCGGAGGCGCCGCCCGAATACGCGCGTAAAGATATTGCCGACCCATCGTCCAATATCTCCAAGAGCCAACTGCGCTCGTCCGCCCGAACATCGTCCGTGCAGTTGAGCTTCGACGCAGCAGGACGCGCCGTCGTCGCGTCGGAGGCGGCGTTGTCCGCATCCTCCACAAAGGCGGCCACACCCATCACCAGCGCTTCCATCTTGGACGCCAGCGCCGCATCGGCCTCGTCGTCCTGCGCGTTCAGAAACGCCGTATCGGCCGCCTCTGCCGCTTCTTCGGCGGGGGTCGAGACCAGCCACTCCACCGCCTCAGCCTCGGCCACGCGCGCCGCCTCAGCCACCTCGGCCGCCTCTGCCTCAGCCGCGGCCACGCGCGCCGCTTCGGCCACCTCGGCCACGCGCGCCGCTTCGGCCACCTCGGCCACGCGCGCCGCCTCAGCCGCGGCCACGCGCGCCGCCTCAGCCACGGCCGCGGCCAGCTTGGCGCGCAGGTCTGCCATCTCCTTGTCGCGCTGCACGACATCCTTGCGCAGCTTCTCCGCGTCGGCCATCAGCTTGGCGTCGGCGAGCATGGCGTTGAGCGCTTCGAGGCGCACAGCTACCGCCATGGTGGCGTCGCCGTGAAATTCTTCCCACCGCGCGCTCAGGTCGATCTCATTCAGTTCTGCGATGCGCTCCTTGATGCGCGCCACAGGCGACCTGACGGTCAGCAGGGGCGATGTGGCGATTTCGTTGATCGCCTTCTCGTGCGCCTCCTTGCGGATGTTCTCGGCCGCCTCATGGTCCGTCAAGGGCTTGCGGAAATCCTCGACCAGAACTTCCATTAGGTGTTTCAGCGCCTCCCGCAACTGGTTGATGCGCTTCGGCACCAATGCGGCCTGGGTGGACAGCTCCTTTCCGCGCTTCTCGAACTTGGCCTTGGCGCCGCGGATCTGATGCGCGCGGGAACGGATGCGCTCCAGCCCTTCGGTCGTGGAGGCGTCGATCGCTTCGGCGAACACGCCCTCGCGAACAAACGACACCAGCGCGGCACTGCCCACGGCGTCATCGAACGCGGCGTCGATCATGGTGTCGGAAACGAGTGGAAGCGCCGGCAGGTTGTCGGGCGCCGGGGGCGTGAGATCATTCATCAAATCGGCCTTTCTTGAGAAGGAAAAGACGCGCCTCGGCCATGGCTCTGGCGCGTTCGTGGAGTTTGAAGCCTTCGAGAACGCGCCACGAGTGCAGCGCCTTGCTGGAGGCGACGTTGCAGCGCGCCGCCTCTAGGTGCAGTTCCGCCATCGAGGCCCCGCGGCGTTGCGCCTTGAGCACCGCGTTTTCCCGCTCAAGGTCTGAAATGCGCGCCAACAGACCTGCGCGGGACGAATTGCGGTCAACGACCGACATCGCCTTGGGCCCGGTCATAGCCGCACCAACATGACGAGAGCGACAAAGGCGCCCATGAACATGCCGGCGATCAAGTAGGCCACGTTCCACCAGAACATATCGCTTTTCGGCTGGTGTCCGGGGTTTTGGTGCCATGCGAACCGCAAGGAGATCCGCATGCCCAAATCCGTCGCAGCCCATCTGGGGCCGGGCAAGTCTTTTTGAACGGAAGACGCAATCAGGCCATGCCGCTCCAGCTTGGAAAGAATGGCATCGGTGTTGCGGCGCTCTTTTTGCGCCACAATCTCCCCCGCCCACGGCACGCGCTGACGCGATACGTCGAGCGTGCCCGGATGACGGGCGGGCCCCTTGAACCACGACTGGTCGGCGACGATCGCCAGCACCGCGACATCGTAGATGTCGAGACTTGGGCATGGCTTCATCATCGTCTCGCCACCGCTTCACGCGCCTCGGCCAGCCGCCGTTCGTCGCGGCGCATGATCTTGACGCGCAGCTCGTCGGCTGTGTCGCTTTCGTTGGCGTCGTAGGGCATGCCGTCCAAGCGCGACGCGGACATGCGATTGCTCGCGGCGCGGTTGGACAATTCGGACGACAGTATGGTCAACCGCTCGGCCTGCTTGGCGAGAGCGTCCGCCTCGCACGAGAGGTCTTCGGCGAGGGCCTCATCGGCCACCGCGCGGCGGCGCATCACGGCCGCAGTGGCGAAGTGCAAGGAGCTGCGCGGAGCCGCGGGCGGGCTCTTGCTGTGTCGGGTTTTGACGGGAGATTTTGTGTTCAACGTGCCGGCCTCCGTGGGTTGGGGACCGGCAAGACTTAACCAAATTATTTTGTCATGGCAACGATTTTTTTGGCATCAATGCAATCCGCAACAACGCCAAGCGGGCTTCAGGCGCCTATTTGAAGCGGCCATCGTGGCGGATAATTTTTTAACACTCACGAAATCAGTGACTTGCACTGGTTGTTGAGAAAAATCGGCGCAAAACGAAACTTTTCGGTTACGCGGCGCCAAAAGTTTTGGTATCGTCGCGTTATGAGCAGCACCGAAATCATCCGCCTGATCGGCACACAGAAAATCGCAATGGCGCTCGGGGTCAGCGATGATGCCGTGCGCGAACAGGGGCGAGCGAAAGATGGCCTCCTTCCGGCTTCTTGGTTCAGCGTCGTGAGACGCCTGAGCATCGACGTCGGGATCGAGGTCGCCGAGTCTGCGTTTCGGTTCAAGTCAGCCGAGCCCGGGCAATGATGAAGTCCATCTCCCATGGGGCTGAACCACGGCAAAACAGTTCCGATGGAGGAATTGCGCGTGACGGCGACCTGCCGCAGCACGCGATCACGTTCACGCACCTTGGCCGCCCGATGGCGCATCCTCACCTTGGGGGGAAGCACGCGCGACTGCCCGAGAAGATCAAAGGGCGCCGCGCTGCACTGCGCGGCCTCGCACTCCATGCAGGCGTCCCATTGCGCAGCGGCGCGGTGTTCCTCGACGTCACGTTCTGGTTCGCCGTCCCCAAAAGCCTCAGCGCCAAAAAGCGCGCCGAGCGCATGGGAGCCCTCCACATAATTGATCCCGACGGGAGCAATGTCCTGAAGCTGGTCGAGGACGCCTTGGTCGGTGTCGCCTATCTGGACGACAACCAGGCGAACCCCGTCTCGTCCCGCAAAATCTGGGGCGATACCGACAAAACAGTCATCACGGTTGGCCCTGCTGGCCGACCGTTTGAAACGCCGGGCGACGATGGCCCGGCCCGTGCCGGCGCCGAATAAGATCCACGCGGCGGTGGTCTGGCATCCACCCGCCCGGCGCTTTTTTCCACACCCGAAATGCAAGGAGAGGGCCATGGCCTTTTCGATTGACGCACTGCACACCACGAGGGCAGTCCACCCCCCTCGCGTCCTCATCTTCGGCCCCCCGGGGACCGGCAAGACGACGCTGGCAAGCGAGTTCCCGAAGCCGATCTTCATCCAGACGGAGGACGGGGCAGGGTCGCTTGCGTTGACGACCTTCAAGCCGTCCGAAGAAGGGCCCATGTCTTCATACGACGAGGTGACGGAGGCGCTTTCCCTTCTAGGCAGCGCCGAGCATGATTTTCAAACCGTCGTAATCGACTGCCTCGACGCGCTGGAGACGCTGATATGGGCGCACACATGCGCCGTGAACCAATGGACGAACATCGAAGACGCCGGCTTCGGCAAAGGATATGTCGCGACAGACGCTCACTGGGACCACGTTTTTTCGATCTTGGATTATCTGCGGCTCACCAAGAAAATGAACGTCGTGCTTCTCGCGCACGATGAGATCACTACCGCGCCAGACCAATCCAACGTCGAATACAAGCGCCACAGCCCGCGGCTGCATAAGCGTGCGCTTGCATTCGTGACCGCCAACATGGACGTCATCGGCTTTCTGCGCCAGCAGATAACCGTCGTTGAAAAGGACGCCGGCGGGTTTGGGAAAAAGACGACCAAAGCAGAGGGCGGAGCGCAGCGCGTTTTGGAGCTTTCCGCTCCGGCGTTCTGCGTCGCCAAATGCCGCTACGACGCCCCTGAGCGGCTTATCATCAAGCGCGGCGCTGGTTATGCCGCTCTCGCCCCGTTCCTCCCCGCACAGCCCGGAAGCTGAAGGATCACAAAATGAGCGATTTTGGATTTGAGTTCGACGCCTCCGAAGGAGACACGATACGGGCGCCTGGAGCCCTGCCACGGGGAAAATACATCATGATTGGCATTGAAGGGTCGAAAAAGGAGACAAGCAAAAAAGACGGCAGTTATTTCGAAATCATCTTTGAAGTGAGCGATGGCGAACACAAAGGTCGGCGTATCTGGCAAAAGTTCAACATAGAGAACCCGAACCCGACAACGGTTGAAATTGCGGTGCGTGAATTTCGCACATTCTGTCAAGCCGTGGGGAGACTCAAGGTTTCGGGATTTGACCAGGTGCTAGGCCTTTCCTTCTGGGCTGACGTTGGGTTTGAAAAGCCGAGCAAGACTGACTTGGAAATGAACCCGCCGCCGCCGCTGAAAAACAAAATCACCAACTACCACGACGCCTCAACGTATCATCTCATGCCCGACGGCATGGTGCGGCCCGCATCGGGTGGCGCGTCCACCGCAGCGCCCGTGAAAAAAGCCTGGACGCCAACCGACGCCCCCGCGCGTGCCGCAGCCCCCGCAGCGGGCAAATGGACCCCGCCTGCCCCCGCAGCCACTCCGCCCGCCGCGGCCGCACCGCCGCCCGATGAGCGCGAAGCCGCTGCGCCTGAGCCCGAGACGCCCGCAGCGCCCGCGCCGAACCCGGCAGCAGCCGGTGGCGCCGTGGGGTCGTGGGCAACCTGACCCCAGCCTGACGGTGCGGCGCGCGTCTTTCCACAGCCCACGCGCCGCACCTCCCCCGATCCGAAACTTTCCAGAAGTCAGACGGAGTAACCCCGTGATGGCACAAGATGACTATGCGCGGCTGTTTGGGCTGACGCTGCCCCTTGCCGGGAAGACTGGCCCGCTTGCAGCCAGGTGCGACTGCGGACCCATTCAAAGACCACCAAAGAACAGGTTCGGCGTGATCGCCGTCGGGTCAGGCCAGCACGCCGCCTGCGTTCGGTGCAGCCTGTGCAACACCCACCTTGCATGGTTGAGCAAGGCGCGCCTGGACGCACTGATGAAGCGCACATGGTTCGACCCAGCAACCCTGCCACGGGTGAGCTGCCCGACCTGCCTCGGCGACGCAAAGGCCAGCGTGGCCGAAGACGGCGTTCAGCACGCCTGCTGCGGCCTCTGGTCGTTCCAAGGCCGCCCGCTGGCATCGGGGAAGACATGGGCCGCGCGCCGCAAGGCCGTCGATGCAATGCGCCAGATGCTCGAAGCCAACGACCTGCCGCGAGTCGTGGGCTACGCGATGCTCGCAAAACGAATGGGCGGCGTGAGCAAAGGCGAGCTCATCAGCATGATGTCGGAGGGAAACGCAGTCATCGCGATGTGCCAAATCGCCAACATTCGCCGCGAACTCGCCATGGCTGAGGCAGAAGGCGAGGTGATCGACCATGGCTGAAATCTCTCTGCCCGATCCGACGGTCAACGCGATTTGGGAAGCTCTCGCCGCACAAGCGCAAGGCACGCCGCGCACCGAGGCGGTCAACGTGCCTGTGCATCTGCTCGGCTCCGAATGTGATCTGGCGATATTTCTGACGCACCGCTGGGCGTCGCCGCCCGAGCGCAGAGACGGCAAGGGCATCGCGCTGCAAGAGCAGGCCGCGCTGGACAAGGGCACGCTGATCTCGGCCCTCGCGTTGGCGGGGGTTCATGTCGAGGTGGCCAGCGATGACCGCGGATCGCCATGGCGGTTCTCGCTGTTCGACGGAGCCGTGCAAGGCCGCTGCGACGGGCTTGCTACGGGCGTGGTCGAGGCGCCGAAGGCGGTCCATGCCCTGATGTGCAAATCGCTGACGGCGGCCAATTTCCGCGCGGTCAAAAAGCACGGGCTGGAAAAGGCCCTGCCCGAGCATTGGCACGGCTTGCACGGCGCGATCCACGGCACCGCCGCTACGCGCGGGCTTTACATCGCGCTCAACCGGGATGATCGCGACATCCTGATCGAGCGCATCCGGCCAGACGACGCTGTGCTGGCGCGGCAGGGGGCACGGATCGCCGGGATCGTGGACACCCACCACGCGCCACCAGGCCTGCTGTTGGGGCTGACAGAGGCGCAGACCGAGGCTGCGCGCAAGCGGCCCCCCTGCCGTTATTGCCCGCACCAAGGGCGGTGCTTTGACGCCGCCATGCCGCGGATGCACTGCCGCACCTGCGCCCATTTTTCGTTCACGGCGGGCGGGCACGGGCATTGCGCGCATCTCGACAAGCCGCTGACGCCGCTGGAGCAGCGCGACGGGGCGATTTGCCCGACGCACCTGCACCTGCCCGACCTGATCCCCGGCGAGCAGATCGACGCGGACCCCGAGGCGATGACGATCACCTATCGAATGGTCGATGGATCAACATGGACGGATGGGCCAGTCAGGATCGAGGAATGATCGTCGCTCGCGATTATCAGCTTGATGCGCAAGCGGCGGTATTCGATTGGTTCCGCGAACAGCGCGGCCACCCGCTCGTCGTCGCGCCAACAGGCTCCGGGAAGTCGGTGATCCTCGCCGGCATTATCAAAACAGCCGTCGAGGCGTTCCCCAAAACGCGCGTCTTGTGCCTCACCCACGTCAAGGAGCTGATCGCCCAAAACTTCACGGCGCTGATGCGCGCGTGGCCAGCGGCGCCGGCCGACATCTACTCCGCTGGCTTGGGGCGCAAAAGGCTCGGTCAGGTGACGTTCGCGGGCGTGCAGTCGTTCGTGCGCCTGATCGAGCGCGGCGCAGTGGGCTTCTGGGATCTCGTCATCGTTGATGAGGCCCACCTGATCCCGTCCAAGGGGGCAACAACCTATCGCGCTGTGATTAAGGCGCTGATCGCGGTCAACCCGAAGGTGAAATTCATCGGTTTGACCGCGACGCCCTACCGCCTGGATAGCGGGCGGCTGGACATGGGCGAAGGCGCCCTGTTTGACGGAATTTGCTACGAGATCGCGATCAAAATGTTGGTCGAGCGCGGATTTCTCTCGCCTCTGATCTCAAAGCGACCCGACGCGGTGTTCGATTTGTCGGGGCTGAAAAAGCGCGGCGGAGATTTCATCGAGGCCGAAATGGCGGCGCGGTTCGACACCGATGCCGTTACCAGCGCAGCGCTGGACGAAAGTGTGGCGCTGGCCGGGGATAGGAAAAGCTGGCTGGCGTTTTGCTGCAACGTCTCGCACGCGCTGTCGGTTCGGGACGGGCTGCGCGAGCGTGGCGTCACCGCGGAGACGGTAACGGGAGACACGCCGGCGGCGCAGCGCGCGACATATCTGGCGCAATACAAGGCAGGCCAGCTTCAGGCGTTGACGTCGGTTGGCGTGCTCACCACCGGGTTCGACGCGCCTCGCACCGACCTGATCCTGATGCTGCGCCCCACGCAGTCGATCGGGCTCTATGTGCAGATCGCCGGGCGCGGAATGCGGTGCGCACCCGGCAAAGTGGACTGCCTCGTGCTCGATTTCGCGGGAAACGTCGATCGGCACGGGCCGGTGGACGCAATCAAAATGCCCGGCGAGAAAAAGAAAAACGAGGAGCCCGGCGAGGCGCCGACGAAGGAATGCCCCGAGTGCTCGGCGCTGTGCCTTATCGCGGCGCGCGAGTGCCCGATTTGCGGCCATGAGTTCCCGCCGCCCGAAATCGGGATCAACGACACGGCCGGCACCGAGGCAATAATGTCGATGAACGCCCCGCAGCCCGATTGGGAAGAGGTGCGCGACGTGGCTTATTCGATCCACCGAAAGACAGGTGCGCCAGACAGCCTGCGGACCGAATACCTCGTCGGAAAAAAACGCATCTCAGAGTGGAGCTGTTTTGACCACCAGAGCCGCGCGTTCAACCACGCAATCCAGTGGTGGCGAAGCCACGCGATCGACGCCACCGCATCACCACCGACGTCCACCAAGGAAGCGCACGAACGCCAAGGCGAGTTGCGGCGACCCTGCTGGGTTATCCGCGTCAAAGACGGCGATTTTTGGCGAATTGGTCAGGTGGCCTACGAAACCAACGAGCAGGAGGCGGCAGAATGAAATTCTCCCCAGGCGATAAAGTGCGCATCGCGCAGGACTGCGTCCACCTCTACCCGGCGCCCTTCCTGGAGTTTTTCCAGAAGGGGTCGATCGGCACCGTGCTTCCGCCAAGAGGCTATCACTCGATGCAAGGTCAGATCCGCGTGCGGTGGCTCCAGAAGGCAGCGGGGACCGGCCCCTTTGAGTGGCAGCACCATTACGCGAGCCATCTGGAGGACGCGGTATGACGCGCCCATGGGACGACGCCGCTGAATACGAGGTGGACCGCCTCGCTAAGATCCAGCCGCCCCTTCGTGACGAGCCGCAGGCCTACAAGCGCGCGTGCATTCGTGTGGGCTACGAAGCCGCGATGAGTGGCGGCTCTGAGAAGGTTCAAAAAAACGCGGACTTGGTGTTGTGGTGCGTTCACATCCTCGGGCCTGACGACCTATTGGCAGCGCCAAGTCACGAGGCGGCATCAATATTTGCGGCAAAGCTGAACGAGCGACTGCACAATCGCGCCAACGCTCCCGATGACGTTTTGGCATTTTCCTATGCTGCACCATGGCCTTGGCACGATGGCGAGGATGACGCCACTCACGCTGAAGGCCACGCCGAGAACTTGAAGGACTGGGAGGGGGATACGGCGTCGCCTAAGACTTCGGAGGACGCGGTATGAGTGGCGGATTTGAAAAGGTGAAGCGCGGCTGGTGGCAGCGGGTTTGCGAGCGGTTCAAAACGGCCAGGACGCCGCCACACGAAAGGCCGGGACAAACCGGATTTTCGTCAACGGCAGCGCACAGCATCGATGTTTGCGATCAGGCGTGGCGCGAGGGTTCGATTGCGAATTGGGGGGACATAAACCCATACCGTCCCGACTCAATCGAGCATTCGCATTGGGAAAATGGCTTTGCAGACCCAAAAGGAGAGCGGGCATGAGCGACTCGGTAACGCGCGCCGCGCACTACAACGATTGCCCGATTGAGGTGAAACACCTCTCGCGCCGCCTGTGCGGTCCGCTCGCGCAGATCGTGCAATACGTGATGCGGGCTCACCTCAAGGGCGAGGAATTGCAGGATTTGCGCAAGGCCCTGTTTTGGACCGATGACCTGATTGCGACGATGGCGACGGAGCAGGTAAAGCTCGCCTGCATGGCTGAGCCGAACTTTAGCGAGGTGGAGTTCACGCGACAGATCAGCGAGGGGCGTGGCTTTATCGTGCGGCGCGCGTGGAGAGCGGCTTGGGTTTGGGGGCGTAGCGAATTTCCTGATGCGTATCTGAGAGACATGCGCGACGCCATCGTGGCGGAAATTGCGCTGATGGAGGGCACGATCACCGCGCGGCAGGTGGCGCCATGACGCGCCCTAACGGCTCCAAGCCCGCCGAGCCCGATCCCGTGCGCCAGCCGACAATGTTTGCCGTGCTGAAGTTCGTGCGCGCGCACCCCGCGTGCACCGTGCGCGTCGTCGCGTCCGAAATGTTCAAAGACCGCGCCAGAGGCGGGATACCTCTCGCGCAAGACTGCCTCAAGCGGCTGCTCGACGGCGGGCTGGTTCGGCGCGAAATGAGCGTCACCAAATCGGCTGCTGCGCACTACACCGCCACCCGCTCCAAGAGGCCGGTCAAAGAAGAGGTGCTGCGTATCAACGGGGTTAGCGTCGCCAGCACGCCCCCTAACTGGCTGAAGGACGCGACATGAACAACATCCCCCCCCTGCTGCGCGCGCTGGTCACGATCGAAGACAAGCTGATTGCGTTCGGGCGAGCAGAAAAATCGCCTCCGTCGGGAAAAATCAACACGCTGGCAAACAGCTTGGAATGCCACCCGGCGGACGCCAGGCGCGTCTGCAAGTCGCTCCAAAACGCTGGCTACCTCTACTACTGCCCCGCGGGCTATCCGGTGATGACGGACGCGGGCGTGCGCGCTCTCGCCCGCGTCGAACGGCGCCCTGTGGTGTCGATATGAACGCCCGCGCCCTTCCGGTGGGGCCGACCTGCGCGCCCTGCGTGATCTGCGCCCGCGCCAGCCGCGGGTTCGCATTCAGCCAACCGCAGGACCGCAAGGCCACGACGTTCCATTTTTGCAGCAACGCCTGTGTGGAGATTTTCATGAACGCGCGATCGAAAAACGTCACGCTGACGCCCGCTGAGGACGCCGCGATCGAGGAGGCCGCGATGGGAGCCGGGCGATACGCCAGCGCCACGTTCGGGCACGCGGATCTCGCCGCGCTGAGCAAGGCCGAATACCTGCTCTACGCCGCGCAGCTCGTGACCCTCTACACCGAGGCCCTGCGCCGCCTCGCGTCTGAGCAGGTTCCTTTCTGATGGCTCGCCACGTCTCCCCCTATGCCAGCGTGGCGGCGTCTCTGCGCGAGCAGGGGTATCACGTCATCCCGATCCGCCCCGGCTCCAAGGTGCCCGGCTCGTTCAGCGGGGGCGAGTGGGGCAACCTCGGGGCGTGGCAGAAATGGTGCGACGAGCAACCCCCGGACTTTTTGTCCGACACATGGGAGGCGTGGCCCAACGCGGGGATCGGTCTCGCTCACGGCAAGGTCGTCGGCCTCGATGTGGACACCGACCGCGCCGACGTGATCCGCGCGATCAAAACGGCGGTGGAAGGGTCGCGATGCTGCCGGCGCGGGTCGAAGGGCTGGATCGGCTATTATCAACCGTCGCTGGACGCGCACACGCTTGGCGCTCGGCTGCGATGGCACGACGCCGATGGCGCGATCGTGGTCGAGCTGCTGATGCACGGCACGCAGTCGGTTCTCCCGCCAACGATCCACCCCGACACCAAGGCGCCCTATGTCTGGATGCTGGGCTCGGAGGCGCTGCAAGATGTGGAGGTCAGTGACCTGCCGCGGCTGCCTGAAGGCATTGCAGGGATCATCGACCACGCATTGCTTCCGCTGAAGATCACCCGCGCCAAGCCCCGCGCGGTGACGTTGGGCGATTTTGGCTTAGGCCATGCGTCCACGCTGTCCGATCTGGAAAAGCCTGCCGCGCGCAGCCTCAACGAGCGCGCGCTGGAGCCCGCCGCAATCAATGCCTGGTGGCCCGCGCTCAATCTGCCCAAGACGCGCCAGCGCGGCAACGGCGCGTGGTCTGCGGTTGCGTCGTGGAGGCCATCGGGATCAGGACGCACGCCATCGGAGCGCAACCCGAACATCGGGATCACGCCAAACGGCATTCGCGATTTCGGAACCAACGTCAGCTACACCGCGATCGACGTGGTGATGGCGGCGGTCAGCCTGGACTTCATGGGCGCGATGGACTGGTTGAAACCGTTCTGCCGCGTGGAAAATGGGCCTGACATTTCGAGTCTGCACGACGAGCCCGCCGCCCCGGCGCCAGAGGGTAGGATCGAGCCGAAAAAAGATCCGATCCTCCCCCCGACAATCCCCGCGCCAGAGCCGACCGGCGGAGATCTCGGCGGCACGTTCGACGTCGAGACGGGCGCCTTCACGCCCGATCCTGCACCGCCAACGCCCCCCGCACCGCCAACGCCCCCCGCACCGCCGCCGCCTGCCGCGCCCGAGCCCGACCCGGAGCCAGAGCCGTTCGACGCGGAAAAATGGATCAACACGCCGTCGAATTTCACGCTCTCGCGCGCCAATCAGGACGTGTTCAAGGTGACACTCCCCACCAAGCGCGAGTTCGAGGTCTTGGTGGGGGATGACCCGGGCCCGTTTCCGATCCAGAACCCCGGCGAAGACTGCCCCGGCCTGCTTGGCCAGGTCGCTGTCTACCTCGACGCCTGCTCGACGGTCGCCACCGAGGCGGGCGGGCTGTCCGTCGCCATCCCGCTTCTCGGCGCCGTCATGGGCCGCGGATACGAGACGACCACGAAGCTGCGGACCAACATCTACATCGTGGGCTTGGGCGGGTCGGGCAAGGGCAAGACAAGCCTCATGGGCCCGGCCAAAGCGCTGATGGCGGAAGCGGGCTATGTCGCCTTTATCGGCAACGACAGGATCGCGTCGGGGCCGGGCTTGCTTCAGATGATCGAAGCCCAGCCGCAGCGCGTTTGCTTCCTTGATGAGTTCGGGCACATGCTTCAACAGATGACGGCCGTGGGCGCCGGCGGGCACATCAGGCAGATCTTGACCGAGTTCACCGCGCTCTACAGCGCCGCCAACACGACCTACACCGGCACTGCCTACGCATCACGTCCCAGCGCGGTCATTGACTCGCCCCACCTGTGCATGTTCGGCGCCGCAACGCCCGATCAGTTCTGGCAAGCGTTCGGATCATCAGCGCTGGAGGATGGGTCTGTCGCGCGGTTCATGGCTCTGCCGCTGGACGACCTGGGCATGAAAAACCCCAGCGGCGAGATCACCGCGGAATTGAAGGCCGACATGCTGGCCATCGGTGACGCGATCACGCGGCACAACCAAACCACGTTGCTGGGCGTGTCCGCGATGGAGGTGCCGATTACCGCGGCCGCCGAGGCCCACCGCCTGCGCTTGCGTGGTGCGATGGCGGGGTGTGCGGACTATGCCGAGATGCACGGCATCAAAGGCGCCGCCCCGATCCTGCGCCGCGTCGCCGAAAACGCCACCAAAATCGCGCTGGTGTCCGCCGTGGGCCGCTCGCCGTTCAAGCCGCTCATCACGATGGACGACTTCGAAATCGGGCACGCCATCGCGCGGTGGTCGGCGCGCGTGATGATCCGCAATATCGCACTGTTTGTCGCGGACAACGAGACCGAGCGAAACGTGAACGCGGTCGAGCGGGTGGTGCTGGCGAGCGGGTCCAAAGGGATTTTGTGGCAAGACATCAAGAGGAAGTTTCGCGGAATAAAGGCGCGCGACATGGATGAAATAATGGCATCTTTAGTTGAGCAAGAGGTCTTGCGTGGCGAGTTTACGCCATCAGTTATCGGGGGCCATTCGGTAAAGCGCTATTTTGCGGTGGCTGCGGAGTGATCGGGGGCGCATGGCGCCCCCGGATCATCGCATCATCGCACCTTCTCAACCGGCGCCACCTGAGCCTCGTGCTCCGCAACCCAAGCCAAGGCGATAGCGCGCAGATCGTTGCCTCGGTGCGCGGGGATCACAACCGTCACCTGGGTGATGCCGCTGGCGCGTTGCTTTGCGCGCGAGCGGCGCATTCGCTCGGCCTCTAGGCGGCGTCTGCGATCCGATGGCGTTTCCGGCGGGGTGGTAATCATGTGCCTGCATCCTCTTCAATTTTCAGCATCGCGGCGCGCATCAGCCCCTCGACGTAGGGCTCGACAGCGATCAACTGCACGCCGCACAGCGCCGCCTCTAGGAGAGCGCGCTCCAGCGCCTCCGTAAACACGTCGCTATCGTAGGGCGCGACGATCAGGTCCGAGACGATGCGAGCGGCGGGGTTGTCGTTCGCCATCCACGCCGCGGCGTCCTCGATGCGCGGGTCGCCCTTGGTCCATTCCCAGTCTCCAAATGCCTCGATGATGCCGCCATTTGTCTCGTATTCCGCCAGTTCCTTGATCGCCTCAACGTCGATGCTCGCGATCGGCTTGAACCGACGCAGCGTCGTCAAGCGGTCGTTGAAACGATGCGTCAGCGCGACCTCGGCGACGGTCAGCGTTGCTGTTTCGCCGTCGTCCTCGATCGCAAGCTCCAGCATGGCGCGGCGCCCGCGCCAGTCGCCCAGGATCAGCCGCGGGTCGTCGGGCAGGCATATGTTGATCTTCATGGCTCGTCGTCCTCCCAGATTCGCATCGCCCCCAAGATCCCGGTCGGGCGGGGGTCGAATTTCGCGCGCTTGGCGTGTTTGAGTATCACGCTGATCGTGCCGTAGATCGGAAGCAAGGCGAACGGAAGCGCGACATGCACCTGCGCGCCGCTGAGAACGCCCGTGCAGCCCCGCACCTGCCATTCGCGCGCACCTGCCGCCCTGTGCAGGGCCAGCCTCGTGACGCGCAAGCCGGGGGCCGTCCAGGGGGTGCTGGGCATCACTTCTCCCATGAGCTGCGCGCAATCGGCCCAAGGTCCGCCCACGTCACGCGCGGCTGACCGTTGTGAGGATAGTTCGGGCGCAGCACAAGGTCGGCCTCGTAGGCCCTGCGACCCTTATCCAGCCGCGTGAGCAATCTGCGCGCCTCGTCCTCCAAATCGAGCAATTCGAGGCGCCGCGTCGGGCCCATCCGCCAAGACGCGTTTTCGGCGTCCTGTCTCGCCAGCGGGATAAGGGTTTCGATCAGCGCGGCCAAGCGCGCGTGGTCAGTGCTGGCCATCGTCGTGTGCTCCTGTGGAAAGGATTGCGTCGTGTCGGGTCTGGTCCCGCTGCTGCCGCCCAGTGTAGGCGGCAGAGGGAGGATCAGGCGCGTCTAGCGCGGGCGTTGGCGGCGTGGGCGGCGGTAATGGCGGCAGCGCGGGCGTCGTGGGCTTTGTATCCAATCAGCCAGCGCGCCTTGGTCATTGCCCATCTACCATTTTGCGAATTTCACGAACCATTGCCGCCGCTCGCTCAGGGTCGGTCGGCAAGTTGATCGTCACGGAGGCGCTGGGCGCATCAGGGCGCGCTGTGATTTCCCATTGCGCCTTGCGATTGGCGAACCAGCCGCGCCCATCTTGAGGCCGACGCACCCACAACCCAGACGCCTGTGCAAGCGCGTCGATAAGGGTCGTCGCGGCATCCCGAGAAGCGCGGTTTTCGGCGTCGCTTTGAAGCGTCTCGGCATGGGCGATGAGAATTGCAGGCGTCAAGAGGACGCGAGCAATTTGCACCGCGACGGCCGATGGCGTTCTGAGCATCCCAAAAGTTGGCGCGGGCTCTTTGCCCTTGCTGTAGCCCTCGACGTAGAATTGATGCCATTGACGCCGATTATGGGCGCTATCGTTTGGCCACATGATGCGCGCGGTCAGCCTGCCGAACACGGCGCTGTTGCTCTCAGAGACGCGGATCGCCATGCGCGTCTCGTCGCACTGATAGATGCCAGGGCGATTGTCGATCAGGTCTGGATCGTCGGGCGCCTTGGTCCACGTCTGGCCTGTCACCGCGCTCAAGGCGGGCGCGATGCCGTCCAGAAGGCCTTGCACAGTCGCGCTGTTTTTCGGGTCGTCCATGGTCATTGCTCCTTGTCGATGATCTGGCAGTGCGCGTCGCAGTCGTCGCAATAGCTGGCGTCTTGGGTCGCGCGCAGGGTCCACTTGCCAGTCTCGGGATGCCACGCAGCCGTCGCGTCGAAGTAGACATTCTCGCCGCCGCAGTCTTGGCAGTGCTTGGTGATGGTCATGGGTCTCTCCTTCGTATTGCCGGGGGTGAAGGCTGCGGTGGTCATGGCTGCGCCTCGCTGGCTGCGCCGCGCGCCTCGCATGCGGCGTTGAATTGAACGGTCGCGTCGTAGGCGCGAAGGCAAGCGACGTCGGCGCGCATGCGGGCTTTGCGGGCCAATGAGTTGACCTCAAGAGCGTGGGCGTCTGCTTTGCGGGCCGCCTCGCGCGCAACACTTGAGGCTTCCATGGCAGCAAAAAGGGCGGCGATGGCGTCGCGCGCTGCGTCGCGGGAGGCGTCGTAGGCGTTGTGGGCGTTCATGGGGTGGCTCCTTTGGTTGTGGATCAGTTCCGCGCTGCGCCTCTGGTGAGAGGCGCAGGCCGGAGCGGATCTCAGGTCGCGGAAGCGTCCCAAAATAGATCAACCTCAGACGAGTAACACGCCAGCATATCGACCGTGATCGCAACGTAGGCGATTTTCACCAGGTCGTCGTCGTTGCGCGTCTCGCTGATTTTGAGCAAATTCGTGGGAACAGTCCCCATCCGCATCACCCACGACAGGACGTCATCGTGCTCGCTGCGCAGTTTCGTTTTGGACGAAAACCCGTAGCGCCGCGACAGCCGCAGCGCGATCTGGCTGGTTGCAGTCGTCGCCATGGCAACGCCAGCAGACTGCAACGCTCGCACTGTAGTGGCCGCGACAGCGTAGGCGGCGGCGTCGTCCGCCTCGTCCGCCTCGTCCCTCAATCCGCGTTGCGCGTCAGCCAATTCGAGCAATCGGCGAGCCGACGCCATCGACGCGAGCGCGTCGAGCGTGCCTTTTGACGACATGAATTGGGCGAATGGGAGGGTCATGGGGTCGCTCCTTTTTGGTGGATAGAGGGGATCAAATCAGCGCGGGTGGCGGGTCGCAAGCGCGGCCGCCATTGCGTCGGCGGCGTGCCACGCCTCTAGGCGATCGGGTGTCTCGTGCCAGCTGGCCACGCGCGCCCCGTCGCCAAGCTGTGGCGCCGTCACGCGATATTCGCCGTCGTGACACCGATAGACGCTCACGCCCCGCAGGCTGCGGACGTGCCGAAACAGCGCCGCCTCGCTCAGTGCCTCGTCCGCGCGCCAATCACAGGCGCGCGTCTCGTCGGGGAGGCGCAGGTTGTGCGCGAAGGTCATTGCGACGTCTCCATCTGTGCCAGCATCACGTCCTGCCGCGCTGAGCGGATGCACGCCTCGGTCCACGATTTGGCGGCGGGGAGGCTTCGAAACGTCAGCGTCCAGTCGTCGGTCCCGTCGTCGGGCTGGTAGACGCTGCGGCCAACAACGCGGATCGCCCAGCCCTCACCCGAGTGATACGAAATGCGGCGGTCCGCGCACTGGCTGCGGGTCCATTCGATCGGCGCTCGCACGGGCGCCAGAGCCGCGTCTTGGGCCGCGACCTGCGCCTCGCGCTCCGCGTTCCAGCGATCGGCGCGCGCCCGCGCCTCGGCTTCCGTCGCCGCAAACCCGTGGCAAACGGCGCCATCCGAAAACGTCCAGCCGCGCGTCATCATCGTCCAGCGGGGCCGTTCTGCCTCGCACGCCCACGGGATCGCGGATTGCGCGCACGTCAGGCCGTCGTCGCGGCGCCAGTGGCGGGAGGGGATTGGGAAGATCATGGGGTGCTCCTGTGGAAAGGGTTTGTCGTCGGGTCTGGTCCCGGTGCTGCGCCTCGGGCGAGAGGCGCAGGGCGAGGATCAGGTGGTGCGGTATCCTTGCGCGCGCGCCTCACGGTGACTGTTGGCTATCTCCCTTTTCAGCTTGGCCATGCTAATCTCGCCCGGGTCAAGAAACCGCTCGCGCCCGCCGTCCAGATACGGAACGCCTACGCGATACCCGGTCATGTTGTAGTAACAATCGCCCGTATTGCGCTCACCGTCGTCTGTGGTCAGAATAACGTGGTAATCTGGTATTGTTTGCAACATCATCATCCGCTTGGGGCGCAGGCTGATTTTGAAAAGCGGGCGATTGGTCTTGGTCATGCCAGCATCCCCCGTGCAAATGCTTCGCGCAGTGCGATGGCGGTCCAAAACGCGGCGCCACGCTGGCGGTAACTACCGTCGGGGAACAGGATGGGCGTGTCGCCGTATTGTTCAATGCGCGCGCCGTCATAGGTCAGAAGCGTTTCGCCCTGAGTGACGCTGGGCCGCTTGCGAGTGATGCCGACTTTGCGCGGGTCGAAGTTGGCGGGGGCGAATATCGTCATGCCTGCACCCGCGCGGCGATTGCGGCTCTGACGGCGGCGTGGGCGCGGTCGTCCGATGCGCGGCGGGCGGCGATGTATGCGTCGGCGACTTTGGCCAGATCCTCGCAGGCAGCGTCGAAGGCGTCGAAGGTGGCGTCGAAGGTGGCGCGTGCGGCGCGGTCGCAGGATCGGGCAGCGTAGTGTGTGGCCAAATCGGCGCTAGCGTCGTCGTGGGCGATCATGGCGCGGTTGTAGGCGTCGGCTTTGGCTTTGACGGCGAGGGTCATGGGGTGCTCCTTGGTTGTGGATCAGTTCCGCGCTGCGCCTCAGTGCGAGGCGCAGGCCGGAGCGGATCAGGCGTCGCCGTGGGCCTTGTAGGCGGCCGTGGCTTTGGATGCGGCGATGTCGGAGGAGTAGGATCGGGTGTGAGCGTCGCTGGCGGCGTCGCGTGCGGCGATGGCGATGGCGCGGGCGTCGTGGGCGGCGCGGGCGGCGTCGCTGGCGGCGTCGCGGGCGTTGACGTAGGCGACGTAGGCGGCGCGGGCGGCGGCGTCGGCGACGGCCAGATCGTCGCGGGCGGCGAGGGCGGCGACGTAGGTGACGCGGGCGGCGTCGTTGGAATACAGGCTGGGCATGGGGTGGCTCCTTGGGTTGGTGCTGGATCAGTTCCGCGCTGCGCCTCTAGGTGAGGCGCAGGCCGGAGCGGATCAGGCTTCGAGGTCGGCGAGCGCCTTTTCGGCGGAGCACATGGCGGTAGCGTGCTCGGGTGTTGGCCAAAACAAATTAGCGTCGCGGGCGACGTCGCGGGCAAGGCGGGCAGCGGCGATGGCCTGGTAGGCGGCGATGGCGTCGGCGATGGGGGCGATTGCGGCGTCGATCACGTCGAGAACGTGCCCCCTTTCCAGCGCAATCTCGTCGTTGAAGTGTATGACCGAAGCGCGCGGGGACCTGACGGGGCCGTCCTGGAGTGGTGCGACGGCGCGAACCGCAGCGGCGAGGGCAAAAGTCACGGCGCCGCGAGAGATTTTTGAGCAGGCAACGGTGTCGAGCACATCGGCGCCGGCCTCGTGATAGACGGCGCCCATCAGGCAGTAGCAGGGCGGTTTCTCGGGGTTGTCCTCGCCCCTGAAACTGCCCTGCGTCCAGCCCTGCTCGATCAGCGTGCGAATGGTGGCGAGAGATTTGAGCGTCGTGGTGGTCATGCCTGCACCTCTGCGCGCGCCTTGGCGGCGGCGTCGTATTTGGCTTCTTGGATCACCCACGCCGCCTCGGCCTCGGCGATCAGACGCGCGGAAAGGGCCTGTAGCTGCGGGAGGGTCAAATCGCCGTGCTCCGCGTAGCTGCGGGCCATTTGCTCGCGCCCCAAGACGACAAACAGCCTCGCCGCAAGCGGGCTGTCAGGATTGCGCAAGGTCCTGCCGTAGAGGGCCAGCGCCACCGCGTCCCCGTCGTCCGATTCAAAACAGTGGTCAAGCTCGCGGCCGTTGTGATCGCGGCCGTCCGCGATAAACGCGGCGGCGAACCGCACGCGCGCGTCAAATCCGCCTTTGGCGGTGCCGCTGCGGCGGGTCATGCCGGCACCTGCGGGTCGGCCATGCCGGGCAGCGTCAGGCAAAAATCGCACGGGTCGGGCAGGTGCAAGTGCGTCGAGCGCATGGCGCCCTCGATGGCGCGCAGGTCGTGCACGCTCAGGCCGTAGCAGGACAGGCAGTCGTCCGCGCGATCCTCGGGGTGGTAGAGCAATCCCGCCGCGTCCAGTGCGGTCAGAAACACGCGCGCGGTGTCTGCGTCGATCACAGGCGCGAAGTCGGGCGTGGTGAAAGGCGCGTCGATCATGGGCGCGGCGCGGCGCCCCTCCCGCGATATTAGGTTGACTGCCTCGTCGGGGCTGCTCGCGAACATCCACCAACCAGTGACGTTTGTGTGCGGGATCGTGCCCAAAAATTCCACATGCCCCTCGGCACGGACGCGGTAGGCGTCGCCGCGTTGGCGAGCGTAGGCGGCGATCGTGACGCGCTGTTTGCGTGTTGCGGTTCCCATGGCGTGGCTCCTTGGTTGGTGGATCAGTTCCGCGCTGCGCCTCATTGCGAGAGGCGCAGGCCGCAACGGATCAGGCGGGCGCCATATCAAGGCGCGAGGCTGCGACCATCTCCAGCGCGGCGACCTCGCGCCGATGCGCTATCTGGTCCGCGACGGATTGCGCTTCAAAAAGGCAATCTTTCGCGGCGCCCACAAATCCCCAGCAACTATCCTCGTCGGGTCCGCCCTCATCGACGATAAACCCGTAGACCTCGCCCTCCAGCGCCGAGCGCATGCCCTCGATCGCCGGCGCCGCGTTTTTACATCCCGCGTATGCGTCCATCTCCGCTTGGTCCCAAGCCGCGTAGAAAACGCTGCGCCCGCGCGGATCGTCCCAAATCGTCGCGGTTCTGACGCGCGCCAGCGCGCGGCCGTCCAGCCCCTCCAGCGCCGAGAACACGCCGCGCCACGTCGCGCCATGATGCCGGGCGTAGCCTTGCGCGCCATTTGCTTCGCACCATTTACGACCGCCCGTTGTCTCGCCTGTGTCGTCGCCGTGCTCGCGCTCCACCAGAGCGCGCCAGCCGTCAACCTCCACGATCGCGATATGCTCCGCCGACAGCACGCCGCCAAACTGAGACCCCGAGACGTCATTATAGCCGCCGCGCCAGTCGTTGCTGATGATGCGGATCGGCGCGGCGGGTTCCACGTCCGAAACGCTCATGCCCTCCGGGTCGAGGTAGATCTTGACGCTCACGTCGCGGCGGGTTTCTTCGTGCTCAATGTTCATGGGGTCTCTCCCTGTTGGGTTGTGTGGATCAGTTCCGCGCTGCGTCTCTGGTGGGAGGCGCAGGCCGGAGCGGATCATCATCAGGCTTCGAGGTCGGCCAACATCCGCTCAGCGCGCGCGGCGTAGCCGGCAGGGGTGTCGCCGTCGCGGACGATCACCGCGCGGATGCCCTCGTAAAACGCGATCACGTCGTCGCCCTCAACGTCCGCGAGGAAGAAAACGCCGTTGGGAAACTGGGCGACCGAGAGGCCGATTTTGTCCGACGTCGCGATGATTTTGACGTCTCCAGCGGCGAGAGAATAAACGGCGGGCAGGATCATCGCGGAGGCTCCTTGGTGGTCGCGGCCCGGTGTGTGCCGCCTCTGGAAATCACCCTGCGCCTGCGCACTGATCCGGTCAAGATAAATCGCACTGGTCCGCAAAAATAATCCGCGTTTGGGGCGCGAAAACCGATAGCAAGATTACCGGGTCATCTTGATGGTCATCTTGCTAATCTGGTCATCTTGCCTGTGATCGTATTCCCATTTCGTCGTGCGTTAGGGGCAAGATGACCAAGATGACCATCAAGATGACCATGCTGTTTTGGTAATCTTGCTCCCCTTATGGGGAAAGGCTAAGAGGCTGTTATATATATATAACCCCCCCCCTCTCTCCCTTATATATACAAGATGACCAAGATGACCACTATTACCCCCTCCGGGTGTAAAGACCCCTACGTGTAGAGGCACGGACATGGGCACGGACGGTAATCGTGGTCATCTTGGTCATCTTGCTCAAAACGCCCCGAACGCCGGAAATTTCAGCGTCGCCTAGACACGCCAAAATCGCCTGCGATAATGGCAACGCCAGACCACACGCCGCTCCACATCGGAGCAACCCCATGCAGCCCAAAACACCGACCGACAACCCGACGCAAAATCGCCTCACGATCGCCCAGTCGCAGACCCTCGCGATCCTCCAATGGATCACCCACAACCCGCGTCGCGAGATGGCGACCCTCGGCATCGCCCTAGCGCCAGATGGAACGCCAGACCCGCGCCGGTGGGCCGTCCAGGCCGTGGCGCACGTCGTCCAGGCGAAGTGGGCCAACGCCGAAGATCCCGGCGTCGGCTCCATCCGCCTGCGGATCACGCCACGAGGCAGAACCGAAGCAAGACGCCTCGCCAAGCATCCGCAAGCCCTCCCGGCCGGCATGGTCGAGACGATCAACCCCGAGACGCCCGACGTCGCGCCGCAGCGTCGCCGCACGCCGGCCCCATGGATCGCCCTCGAACGGCGCGGCGCAATCACCCCACGCCAGTCCGACGCAGCACGCGCCCTGTCCAGCGCCATCCACGAAGCAGCCGCCAGCGGCGCACCGTGGCTCGCCGAGGCCGTCGATACCTCGCCCGACCACACCGCGCCCGTGCTCGCCGCCCTCCGCCGCGTCACAACCGCAACCCGCCTCCTCCAGCGCCTCACCCGCGAACAGCGCGCCATCGTCCTCCACGTCGTCGTCGAGGAGCGCAGCGTCGTCTCGCACCTCGGCCGCATCGGCGCGCCCAACGCCCTCGCCCATCTGCGCGAAGGCCTCAACGTCGTCGCAGTCAACGCCGGCATCGTCGCCGCGTGAGGCGTCGCAGCGCGTCGCGGGCGTTAAGCGGCGGGAAGGGCGAGGAAGGGGGAGGGCCGCTAAAACCCTGCACTGGGCCGCTACGCCCGAGCGCGACGCGCGCGGTCAAAAGCTCTCGGCCTGCTTCATGCCCGCCGCCGATGCGCGCCGGCGCCGCGCCGATGCGAGCAGGCCGAGCACAACCTGCTCGCCGCGCCACGCGCCGGCGCCGTGCCGCGCCGCATCGCGCCGCACCGCGCCGCACCGCGCCTCGCCTCGCCGCACCGCGCCTCGCCGCACCGCGCCTCGCCGCGCCGCGCCGCATGACGTGCGCGTCACCCACTAGATGTTGTGTTTTGAGACGCCCCGATCCGTCTTTTCGCGCTGTTTTCAGCTAAGCCATTGATATTGCTCAATACATAATTTGACATAATGGCGATTATTGGAATTGTGCAGCGCAGCACGCCAATGGTGCGGCGCGGCATGGCGACGTGCGATGCGGCGGCCGGCGACGTGGATGCCAGCGACGCGGCGACGTGGCGGCCGACGCGCGGCGACGCAGCGGCACGCAGGCGCGGCGACAAGGGCCCCCGAAATGTCGAGGGGGGGCGGGGGGGTCGAACGAGGGGGGGTGGGGGTCGGCCGAGGCGAGCGCGCGACGGGGCCGTCACCGGTGCCCACACCCCCCATGGGCCGCGTTCCCTTCGCAGACGGGTCTGGATTTTTGCGCTTAACACTTGCCGCGCCATGAACATCGGCGTTGACATGCGTCGTGAATTGGTGCTTTCTTGCCATATTCAAGAATTGCGCTTTACCCTAGCTTCGCCTTGGCGGGGCATGTTCGTGTCGGAGGCTGGTTTGCAGATCAAGAACCCCATGACGGATGAGGCGATCGAGACGATTTTGTCGCGCGTTTCCGACGCTGAAGCGATCCGCAAGATTTGCGAAGATCCTGATCTGCCGTCTCGCGAGTCCTGGCGGGTGGCGTGCCGTGCGGACCCTGCGCTGGCGGCGAGGTATGCGTCTGCGGTTGAGGAGGCGGCTCACACGGTTTTCGGCGACATCATCGACATTGCCGACACCGAGAAAGACCCGCAGAAGGCGCGAAACCGGATTGACGCGCGCAAGTGGGCGGCGGCGCGGTTGAGCCCGAAGCACTACGGCGAGCGTCAGAAGGTTGACGTGACGCTGGATGTCGGGTCGATGAGCGACGACGCGATGGGCAAGGAGCTGGCGATGATCGTGGGCGTTCAGGTTGCGACGGCGGACCCTGCGTTGGTTGCGGCGGACCTTGCGGCGGAGATCGAGGATGACGGGGCATGAGCGCGTGGGTGCCCCGCACGTCGGTTTTGGAGCAGCTTTGCCGGCTTGACGAGATCGAGCGTCGGCTTGGCGCGCTGGAGGCGGGGCGTGAGGGGAGCCCAACGCCCGCATTTCAGCAATGGCGGCCGGATGGCGCCCAAAACGACGCGGCGCAGCCTGCGCCCATTTCTCGTGATCTGACCCGCGCTGAGCAGTTGGACGCAAGCCGTGTTGCGTTGAACGCGGCGCTTGACGCGCTTGATGCTTCGGAAGCTCTGGTTCAAGACGCGGTTCGTGCTTTTGGAGCAGCGTGGGTTCGCGAGGGTCCGCCGCTTCAGTATTGCAAGCCCGCGACGATGGGCCGAGCGCGAATGGTTCGCGAGTGGGCGCGGGGGCGCACTTGCACGAATTACACAACCCAACGTGCTCGCGAGGCGGCTCAAGAGGCCGTGACGTGGCTGCGTTTGGAGCGCGCTCAAAATGACAGTGCGCCTTCTGATTGAATTCCCAGCGGCCACGGGTGCCACATGAGCATTCCCGTTGCCTTGGCTGGGATGTCCCCGGGGGAGATCATGTCTTCCTTGGGGACCGCGAGCCCTGATGAACGGCTTCGTGCGCTGCACATTCTTCGGGAGATGCGGCGGCGGGAGCAGCAGCGGCTTTTCTTCGACCTTTACCCGGACGAGACGACGGTTGTTGGGGGGCGTCGCTTCCATGCCCGCCGACTTTATGCGCGGCACCTTGAGTTTTTTGACGTTGGCGCGCGGTATCGCGAGCGGTGTTTCATGGCTGCAAACCGGGTTGGCAAGACCTTTGGCGCGGGCGGTTATGAGACGTCGATGCACCTGACGGGGCTTTACCCGGAGTGGTGGACGGGGCGTCGTTTCGACCGTGCGATCGACGCCTGGGCGGCTGGCAAGACGAACGAGACGACGCGGGACATCATCCAGTTCACCTTGCTGGGGAAGGTGCTCGGGTCGGGTCCGGGGCGGCGTGTATCGGGCACGGGCGTCATTCCTGGCGCGCAGCTTGGCCCGGCGACGTGGCGAACCGGCGTTGCGGATTTGATCGACACGATCCAAGTCAAGCATGTGTCGGGCGACTGGTCCAGCCTTGGGCTCAAGAGCTATCAGCAGGGCCGCGGCGCGTTTGAGGGCACATCGAAGCATGTGATTTGGCTTGATGAGGAGCCGGATATTTCGATTTACGGCGAGTGTGTGATCCGCACCGCGACGACGAGCGGCATCGTGATGCTGACGTTCACCCCGCTGGAGGGGATGAGCGAGACTGTTCTGCAATTCATGCCCGGCAATGACTAGGAGGCGTCGAAATGGCTTCGATCAAGATCGTTGAGTTCAGCGGCGTGGGCGTGGCTGGCGGAAGCGTTTCGATCCAGGCTCCCATCCTTCCTGAGTTGCGCGTGACGGTGCTGGACAACACTTCGACCACCTCGTTGGTGCTCCTTGCGGGCACGGGCCTTGTGGTTATCACGACGGACGGCGTGGTTGCGATGTCGGCGATCGGGGCGATCAGCGGGAGCAACAAGGGCTCGGACATTGCGGTGGCGCCGGCGTCGGCATTTTTTGCGATCCCGCGCCCGCTGACGCTTCACTTCACGTCGGGCGCCTAAGATGATGGGTTCTCCGATGGCGATGATGGCGATGATGGCGCGGGGCGGGGGTGGTGGTGCGGCTCCAACCATCGCGTCGCTATTCGCCGGGGGCCAGCAGGGCGCGTGGTTTGACCCGTCCACGCTCGGCACGCTTTTCCAAAAACCGGAGGATGGCGTCGAAGCCCCTGTTGATGCCGCCGGGCAGTCTGTGT